CTCGGTATTCACCGCCGTAACAGCCACGCTGTTATCACGGACCTCACCGAGACTGTCTAAGTCTAGGTAAACAAAAGGCCGGGTCGGGTTTAACCCCGGCCCGGCCTTTATGTTTGTCTGTAGCGAATTAAGGAGCCCTCATGGCCAACCCTCCCTCGGCGGGACTAGGACGATACAACCCATATGAGAACAACGATCCTACGGCTTCTGAGGAACTTGGCCGTGTCTTTAAGGACTACGCAGAGCGTAAGGTGGACAGGGATGATCCCGTCTCCGACGACCTTCTTCTCGGGGTTCAGAAGTTAGTTAACCCGGTAATTGATGTTGCGCTCGATGAGCAGATAAACACTCCTACCTCCCCGCTCAATGTTCGACTGAACGGTAAGGTGGACAAGAGCGACGTTCGACTTAACGCTGCCGACTTCGGTGTCGTCGGTGACGGCATTACCAACGACCGTCCCGCCTTGCAGGCTGCTATTAATGCTGCCGCAGGCCGCGCCCTGTTTATTCCATCCGGACGCTACCTTATTGATGCCGCTCTTTCTATTCCCTCGAACACTACTGTCGAGGGAGAGTTGGGCACGACTATCGTCAGCACCAATGAGGCTCTGGCCAATTTTTTCTTCACCTTCGGTTCCTGGGGAACTCCGGTGGAGATTAGTGCTGCTGTCGGAGTCGGTGCCACGCAGATCAGCACCAAGACTCCGCACGGCCTTAATGTCGGCGACGTGTTCAAGATTCAGTCGCAGCGAATTGCTACTTCGTCCGACGCGGGAGACTGGAGATTAGGCTGGTCTACCGGAACCGGTGCCGGGCCTTTCTTTGGCGAATACGCTACCGTGTATAGTGTGCCCTCTAGTACAACTGTCGAGATTGATACTGGTCTTGTCTTTCCTGGATATCGTCCGGACAGGACGCAGGAGACAGATGCGGCAGCCGCTGACTCTGCTACCATCAGCAAGTTTAATGCAGTGTCCAACATTACCATCCGGAACCTTAATCTGGAAGGACCTGCCTCTACCGCTATCAGGTTCCGGCGGGCTATTGACTGTGTCGTAGAGAACGTCAGGTACATCAAGCCCAACGCTGGCAGGTTTATTCAGTTCGATGAGACTTACCGTTGCGAGGGTCGTGACTGCTTTGTCCGTAACGACTTTATTGTCGTGGGCGACGCTAATCACGATGCGTCGAACTCGTACCACATTGTAGCGTCGCAGTCCTCGGGCTTTGACCGCTGCTCCGTTGTTCGTGGTTCGCAGTGTTTCGATATCACTTACTCCTCGACCAGCCGTATTCCCTCGCTGTTCTGTTACGTCAAGAACTGTTCCTCGTTCTCCGCGCTCTTCAACCCAATTACTGTCCACCCCGGAACTTATGCCGCACGTATTATCGGTAACAACTTCTCGGAGTGCCGTCAGTCGGGTATCTCGATCCGGGCTAACAAGAGTATTGTCTCCAACAATGTGGTGCAGGGCACCGGTGGAGTCGACCGTTACGGCATCTACATCTTGGAGGGAGGCGGCAAGGGCAGCATTATTTCGGGCAACACTGTTATCGGATTCCAGACCGCTCTAGGAGTTATCGACGGGGCGAACAAGCCCTACGGTAATTCGTGGATCGGAGTGACCTTCCATAACAACGTTGTCGAGGATTTTGCTCTCGGTCTCCGGAGGTTTATCTCCTTCGGTACGCCGCTCGCTACTGTCCGACAGGGAATTATTGTTTCCAACAACACGTTCCGTTCCTCCAACAATACTGCGGTCGCCATTGACACCGCAGCAGGACGTGGCGTTAATGGAATGACGGTTCGGGGTAACACCTTTGACCTGACCGGTGGAGTTAACACTGTCGGAGTGCAGGTGTCTTCCAACGCTCACAACATCTTAGTGGTGAACAACACCTTTAATAATGTTGGGATGCCGATCAGCAGGGATACCTCTCAGCCGCACACGCTGGGAGAGCGGACTTTTGTTAGTTGGAAGGGCAACGAGGTAATTGGCGCCCTGTCCGGCTCTATTCCGTTCCCCGACAGCACGTTTACGCTGGAGTCTTTTGATCCCTCTCCCATGACTATCAGGTCGGGAGAGTTCAACCTTAACGACTTTACCCACACCGGAACGTGGCGCACCAGTGCGTCGGCGGACGCCACTCTGGCAAGAAACTTCCCCGGAGACGGATTCTCGGGCTGGCTTGATGTAAGGCGACTTATTTCTACGTCGGTTATGCAGTATTTCTACAGAATCACCGGCAGCAGTCACGAATTGTACGCCCGACGGCTTAACGGAACAACCTGGACCGCCTGGCAACGGGCTTATCTGACCGCTGCATACTAAGGAAGCAAATAATGGCCAACGTTTAAGACCCTCAGTCGGACCGCTTCGTGTCGGAGCGGCATCAGTATGTTGCTTCCATCGTGAACGACTACAACCCCGAGTTACAGGTGGTCTGGATTCCGCCCGAGAATCGCACCACTCCCGAAGATAAGAAGCACCCGTTCGCAATAATGCACTGTCCTCCCGACCGTGAGCCTTACATCGTCATGTTGGTCGAGGAGAACGAGATGGATCAGCGCGTGCTGGAACGTCTATTTCTTGCAGATCAATCCAAGAATGATGTTGGGGCTCGACTTAATGCTGCTAATACTGCGGCTAAACTCATGCAGGAGTATGAGCGAGCGGCAAGGCAGGAAGAGTTAGACGACTTCCACACGTTCCTGCTTAAGAACCCCAAGCACACGATTAAGCACGGAGGGAAGGTGTACCGCTAATGGCACTGCTCAGCAGCACCAAGACTGTCAAGGACGTATTTGATTACGTCAAGCGGCAGTTCGGTGACGAGTCCGGCGTGCAGTTAGTCGACGCCGATCTTCTGCGCTGGATCAACAACGGGCAGATGGAGATTGCCAGCAAGAACAAGATTCTTACTGGCAAGGCGACGACCGATTTAGTTGCCGGTCAGCGTGACTATTCCTTCTCGCTGGAAAAGATTGTCTCCGTCGACGCAGTGCAGGTGGACGGTGTACCTGTCGAGTACATGCAGTTTCCCGACGTTCAGCAGTATATTGCCGGGCAGGATAATCCTGAGCGGGATGCCGAACGTCCGTTGGTGTGGTGGCACTATGCCGGAGAAATGTCTCTCTGGCCGACACCGAGAAACAACAAGTCCAACGCCCTGACGATCTTTTACGTCAAGGAGCCGGACGCTGTTAACGACACCAACGATCCGCTCACTATTCCTGACCGGTACTACAACCTGCTGCTACAATATGTTCTTGCCCAGGCTTTTGAGATGGACGAGGACTGGCAGGCTTCCGGCGCGAAGATGCAGCAGTTTGAGGGACAACTTCTGAACATGTCGGAGGCCGAGGCTAACGCCAGCAGCCAGACCTATCCGACAATTACGACCTACGATTGGTAACTCATGGCTATCGAGAGCATCCGATTAGGCCCCTTTGTTGGAGGCTTAAATATTGCTTCTGACCCTACCTCCATCGGGGACACTGATCTGGCTGTTCTCGATAACATGGAACTCGACCTCGACGGTTCGCTTGTGTCGAGGCCGCCCATTGTTGATCTTCGCACGCCTATTCCCGACAGCGAGGGATCGGTCGACGGAAAAGGCACCGGCCTTCATGTTGTTGGGTACTATATTTCACCGACCGACGCTACCTACCTTATTGCACACAACGGCACTAAGACGTTCTACTACTCGGGCAGCGCGTGGACAAGAATCAGCGACTTCCCGGCTGCGGCAGTGACTCAGTACAAGAACAAGTTATGGCTTGTTAGTCCTGTCGGACACTCCGCAGCCGGTGGTTCTTGGGATCCGATTAGTGGGTTCGCCACGGTCACTGATATGCCGCACGGGTCTTCTATTGTCGCTCACAAGGAACGGCTCTGGATCACTTTAGGCCCCCAGGCCACGGAGAATACGTCGCGTCTGTACTACTCCGAGGTCGGTCAGCCTAATGAGTGGCCCGGTGGCGGTAATTTCCTGAACATCAATGACGGTGATGGTCAGGACGTTATTGCGGTGTTCCTGTACTTCAACGACCTGCTGGTGTTCAAGACTCGCTCGACTTATCGGTTCTCTTACTCTTCGTCGCCGGATACCGGAGTCGTGTCGAGAGTTTCCGAGACTGTCGGAGCGGCGAGTCCGGACAGCATTGTTCCCTACAACAATTCCCTGTACGTCGTCTTTTCTGAGGACGTGTACGAGATTGTCAACTACAACTTCAACAAGATCAACGACAAGGCTCCGCTGGTCTCCTCCTCCTACGGAACCTCGCTGCTGTATGACGTGTCCGTCTCTATTTGGGACGGGCGGCTCATCGTCAACTATTTCGGGACGACTTACTCCTACGGCTTAAAGACACAGACCTGGGCGACGTGGAGTTCTTCCCGACTTAAGATCGGAAAGATTCTACCCACTCCGGTTACTTCCTCTGCCCAGCGGCCCACCGCTTATATCGCGGCCGCCGAGCCTGGCTCGTATAAGTTGTACGACATTCAGAAGGACCTGACGGTTGCCCGTTCCGAGCCGATGGTC